GCAAGCCCGATACCACCCCATGAATGGATTGTTTTCGCCTTACAATCCAGCATAACTGCGGCACACCCTGTAAGTGCACAAACTTGAATATTGTGTTCTCGTGCTTTTGCGTATTTATAAATCTCGCGAATCAACGCCGATTTACCCGTTCCTCCCGGACCTGTAATGAATACATTCTGCCCCGATGTATATTTCGCAAATGCGTCTATCTGTTCGGGGGACATACTGTCGCGAAATGACGACTCGTTATGCGGCGACGACGACGACGACGACGACGGCGGCGGCATTATTGACGACGGTTCCAGCACCGGTTCTGGTTCAGCCATTTTCTTCACCACAGTTGTATATTTACGAATATCATGAGACAACGTCGATGTCGATTTCATTTCGAGGCTTTTATGTGTATCGTAATAATATACATTATAATTCAATTTAACCCCCGCCAGTAATGTAAAATACTATCTTTGTATTTTTTGCTTATTGTAATATAAACCGTATCGTATATATTATAATTATGAGTAATACTGTCACTAATTATTCGTCGCCGCATATGAGTCACGCTAATTCGGCGAGCGTGGGTCATTCCAACGCAGAGTCTAATCCACAAATAATTAACGACAATTTAGAGCGCGTAAAAAAATCGCAGTTTATACTTGAAAAATACCCAGACAGGGTTCCGCTCATCATTCAGCCGTCCAAGAATGACCGCGATGCATACCCAATTGATAAGTCCAAATATATAACGCCGAGAGATTTAACCCTCATGCAACTTCAGCAGATTATCCGTAAGCGTATTCGATTTCCAGCCGAAAATGCTCTATTCCTCTTCATTAATAATAAAATTTATCCGGTTACATCACTTATTGGCACAATTTACGACGACAATAAGGATACTGACGGATTTTTATACGTAACCTACTGCCAAGAAAGCACGTTCGGTAATTGAAATAACATATATAAGAGTATATTCATATTATCTATATATATGTTATCTATATTCTCGTCTATAAAAAACCGGTTATTTTCAAAACATAAAAAACCGAGAAATCATAAATATAATATTGTGTTTGACGACGAAATAATGCAAGTGGATTTAACGAATGACCGTGATGACGACTATGACGCACCGCCGCCACCGCCACCACCGCCTACTCCAGTCGTCACCCGGCGATTGTTCAATACAGTTCTCGATAATGACATCATAAAAAAAGATTACGAATTACAAAAACTCGTAAATATTATAGACTTATATCAGTTCAATGTGGAAAATGTAACACTGGAAAGTAGGATTGAACAACTTATTAATAATATCCCCAATGTGACGGATATCCTGAAAATAAAGATTAAAATATTATACGTTATTATCGCGCATGATATTTACAGAGACTTGTTCGAAGAAAAAAAGCGATATCATTCAACGAAAACAAAACAATATATCGGCGTATTTCGTTATAATGATTATATCATTCGCATCGACGACTCGCCATACAGTTTTATAAACGAAGCCGATGTAGTTGGCGCGTCAGTCGATAATATTGACAGTAATATTATACAGCCATTTTTGATATATACAAACATTCGTCGAAATTCGGTGGGCGAAATCTGTGATTGTCTCGCGACAAATAGATGTAACTGTAAATACCTCGATGATGAAGTAGAGGTGTCGTCGTGTAGAGGCGATGGCGGCGACTATGACGTGCGTTCGGTATCTTATAAGAAACTTCGGGAAAACGCTATATCGTTTAGCATACAGTATTATGTCAAGGATACCGTCTCATTATACAACTGGGTAAATGATAACATAGGAAATTGTGCATACAATAAATTTTCTTCCATACAACATCCATTTTTCATTCATCTATTTTATCAATGTGCACGCCTATTACGCAAAATTCATAAGGTTTCAGTTGTTCATGGCGATATTAAACCCGACAATATTCTTATTCGAGAGCACGATGATTTCAATATAAATCACCCCGAGAAATGTAAGAACTTCACGGTGTTTTTAATCGACTTCGGTTTATCGGGAATCCATGATGTCGGGGTTGGTACTGGCGGCACGATTCCATACTGTCATCCGGAATTCAAAAACATCGTCGATACGAATCGGTCGAGCAAATATAATTGGAAAATTATGAATAAAAAACACGACGTGTGGTCTCTCGGTGTGGCGTTTATCACGATGTATATTTACAGGGTTTTTTACAACTATTATCATAAATATCCAAACTACTTTTATACGAAAGACGGGTATGTATCATCATTAATAATCGACGTGATTACGCATGAGAAACTTAATCGCGTCTTTACAAAACTGCTATCGATCGAGTGTGTTTCAAGCGAAGAGTTATGCGAGATATTAGAGCACATGAATAGTTAGAGTATTACGCTGCTGCTGCTGCTGCTGCTGCTGCTGCTGCCGTCACTAACGAAACTCGCGTCAGCGGTCGTATCATTTGGTGGCGGAATGATGCTCGGTGAAGCGGCTACAATCAATGTTTCTAATTCGTTCGTAGAATTATTCGCGGGAGTGTGAGCATCATCCGTCGGTACCTTATCCGTGATTGTGTTTATTATACTATACGGGTTACTATTGGTGGTTCCACGTAATGATTTGGGCAAATATTGGTCTTCCACCGACGGTGTATATTCGGGAGGCGGCACGGTATTCGGCGTGAATGACGACGATGCCATGGTCGTTTCTTGAAACTGGTTTTTGATAAATGTGCGTTTTTCAAGCGTGTCTCGTTTCGTGTTCATGTTTTGAAGCACGTTCATAATTAATTGCGGGGCGATTGATATCGTATTCATATGTGTTCGATACTTGAAAGAGCATACACTTGTTTCATGAACGATGAACTGGATACTATACCACCAATATGCGGGAATAAACATCGCCATACCCTGAAACAACTCGACTTCGAGTGTTTTTATTTTATCAAAATCGTCTTGATATTCAGGCTGAACCTTCCACGGATTTACGGGACTTCTAAATTCAAGTAGCTCGTAGTCATTGATCGGATATAAATAACGTGTATCCTTTGGCGGGATTAAAAGTATTTTAACACGGCCTTGTGTAACCAGAAAATAGTTCCTATAATTCACATCATATCGAAGCGGCGTAGTCGTTCCAGTTGAAGCCATCATTATATCATACATACACTTCGACACCATATACGGTCGTAAAAATTCATCATGTAATTGAAACACTTTAATAAGACCAGTTTCATCGATGAAGTCGGCATTATTTTCACTCAAATATTTCATATCCGTGTCTTTTTTCAGCACTTCGTGTGCGATTTTGAAAGTGACTGGAATATATAATACTGGGTCGTCTTCTGTGCCTTTTTGGGGGGTTTTGTCTATGTTTGTCGGCTGTGTTTGTTTTGAAACATCGCGAATATGAATATCAAATGCCCGATAATTTGTATGTATTGCTTGATATGATAACTGTGTCAATACGTGTTCATTATATAATTCAAATGTCGTTGGTTGGCGTATATCGCACACTTCTTCTAAACGCTGCTTCGATGGTTGCTCTATTTCATAAACTTCTAAATCGTTACTTCGCTTCAAATGAAAATGGACATGTAAATACAAAAACAACACAATACAAAAGATGAAAATCGAAATTACGAGCATTTGTAAATATGAATACTATTAGATGTTCATATTTATAGTTATTTTTTTATACGCGTTTGTGTTTTTATAATTCACTTACGATTAGACTTATCGGTTCCGGAAAATGGGGCATTTCCGAATATTCGTCATTTGACGGTTCTTGTGCATCCAGTGCCTCGGGTGCCTCGGGTTCCTGTGCATCGGGTTCCAGGGTCTCGGGTTCCAGTGCCTCTTCCAGTGCCTGTGCCAGTGCCTCGGGTTCCAGTGCCTCTTCCAGTTCCTGTTCCGCGGTTTCCTGTGCCGCGGGTTCCTGTGCCTCCAGTGCCTCTTCCGGTTCTTGTAATTCGTCAGTTGGATCTTCTTTATCTTTAACCGCCAGTGGCGT